CGGGAGTATCTGGTCTTCTGAGTCTCGGATCGGTAAGTGCCGATAGAAGGAATTCCGAGCCCTCCTAGATGTTTTGGGAGGTAATACGACATACCACGGGGGCAGAACTTGTCTAAGTGTGTTTTCCATACATTAAGAAATTTCTTCAATAGTGAGACCTGAAGGTCCTCAGGGTGGCCCTTTATCAGATCAGACGCGAGCGTGCCAACGTCTGCTGTTCGGGGATCACATGAGGGACAAATGGTGTTCTCAGGAGCGTCGATTGGTGTTCCGTTATCCGTTCTACCACGGAGTATACCCATGTTGATATATGGGACCATAACCCATCGTCCTTCTTGACGAATGTGGAGGGTGGAATTAAGGACAATAAAGTCCTTCGACGTGAAGTTTTTTCCCATGCTGGGCGACAGTCCGCCTGCGGTGGTCACTTTTTTCCAGTATTCATACCTTTTTTTGTTACTAACGAATCCTACATCGTCTCCGTTGATGAGAATTCCACAATCCTTCAAACTCGTCAGGGTGCCTGAGTCGTGCTCAAGGGCATGCCGGGTGAACGCGAGATTCGCGACACACAAGACGGGAAAGGAGGTTGGAGATCCCATTAACTGACCCCACTGTTGCCGTGTGAGGGGGCCAATTAAGTCGCGCCGACCATTTTTGTCCATTTTAATCTGAACTTTTTTTGCGGCTTTGTTTTTATCGACTACTTTACGGGGACGAGAATCAGGAGAACGGGGGACGGGAGTGACGATCATGTGATTGACAAGAGTGTCAACATACAGTTGAGTCATTTCCTCTGTCCAGTCACCGTTCCTCGCAATGGTGCGAGCAATAGTCTCTGATACTCGAGGGTGGAGGTTATCCGTTGCAGCTTTATAGTCACCTGATACGTAGAAGTCATCGGGCCCAAGAGGGGGCAAGAAATCAAGATCCTCCGGTTGGAGAACCTTTCCGATGAGCCTTGCGCAGGGTTGCTGGCGGAGGTGTGAATGTGTTGATTTCTGGATCCACTTTGATTTATAGTAAGTCCCTTCAGGACCACCGGTGATGACTCGAACTTTGAATGGCTCCTTGAGCCCAACGGGACGGACATGCATGTCGACTTCGTGGTCGTCCATGGTCATATCTGTTGCAACGTTCCAGAGTTCCCCATGTCCCTCCTCATTCGTGAAGAGGTGGACAATCTGAGGTTCTGGTTCAATCTCGAGCCGTACATTAACAAGATAACTGGGGTCCGTCGACATGTCGACGTGGACCCTACAGTGGTGGAATATATCCTGCGGTGGTGTAACGATAATGGCTGAAAGGGCCAACGGCGTGGAAGTGAAATGTGAGGGTGTGGTCTCACTTGGTATCTGTTGTCTTAGTTCTCTTTTTCTTTGAACGAAAGATCCGAGTGCACCACCAACCGTGCGGCCTGAAAGAAAATGGCCCGAAACGGAAGGGATGAAAGCGGACTGATTCCCTTTATACCAACCAGGAGGAAAGAGCTCATTAGCCGTACGAACGGCTTGCTCAAGGATACGCTCAATAGGAACGCGTTCTTCTGGTGGGGATGGGATATCGTCAAAGTCATGCTGTATGGGAAAATCGTCGGGAAACTCCTCAGAGTGAAAGTCCTTTTGAGACTGATCACTGGAGAGGGCCTGTGTTGTGGAGGCGACACCCATGGTAACGAGGGTGTCAGAGACGAGGGGCATGCCACCTTTTGCCTGAGTCAGATTGTGTCCGAGAACAAGATCATGCGCGTGCGCACGCTGTCTCAGCCACTGACCGACCGGACCACCAAAGATGTAATTGGGGCGGTCAAGGCTGTGAAGGAAAGGTGGAGGAGAGGGGAAGACCTCTTGATCAAAGCAAGAACAAGCTGTATAGTTTAGCTTGAACTTGAGATAGGTTTCGCCTAGATCAAGGAAGTTGAGGACGGAGAGAGTGGTGAGAAGGGAGGTATGAGAAGAGGGCCGGGTCACAGTCTTCAATCCGAGATAAGCAAAGAGTTCAAGAAGAACTTCAATCTGCTCAAGGGACTTGGAGATATGGCCGGACCACCTCGCCGGGAGAGTATCATCGGCAGGTAAATTCACAGATCTAAGTAACTTGATCATGTGATTGCTGATGAACTCAAGTGGGCAGGAACGCTTGCTTAAGGCGCCAGTGCGGTGGCAAACCGCACAACAAGGGACTGGTAGTAGCTCCACATGCTGCTCACTAGATTCGACTGTCGCCGCCAAAGGTGGCAGACACGACGGTCCCTCTTTTACTAGCCAGAGGAGATGCTCCATAACCAAACGAGTTTCCTCAGAA